AAACTGGCAACAAAGAAATGATTATGCTACCTAACGGCGATTCAGGTATTGTACAAGGTCGTAACACTAAGATGTTGTTACCCGCTGGTACTGAGGTATTGAATGCTAGTGAAACAGCCATGTTAATGAGTATGCAGGGCATGACTAAGTATGCCAAAGGTACTGGATTCTTTGGTGATATTTTAAACAGTGTTACAAGTGGTATTTCAGGTGTAACTAGCTGGGTTGGTAAAAAAGTTGGCAGTTTGGAGAAGTTCTTCAAGACTGCCACTAACATCATTGCACACCCAATTAAATCACTCGAAAACTTGTTTAGCTGGTCTTCTAAGGGTGTTTCAGGCGTTATGAGTAATATTGGCCACGGTCTATTTGATGGTGCTGAGAAGCAAGCTAAGACGTGGTGGTCATCCCTATGGAGCATGGTTAATTTAAGTGGAGATGGTTCATACGGTGGAGGCTGGCAATCACCAGGTAGTGGTTGGACGCACACTGATGGGTTTGGTTCTTCTCGTGGTGGTGGTCGTGTTCACGATGGTAATGACTTCTCAGCAAGTGTAGGAACTCCATTCCACGCAATGCACGGTGGTACAGTTATCCGTGTTGGTAATCCTCCATCTGGATGGGGAGACGTTGGTTATAACATCGTTACTCGTGATTCAACTGGTAAAGAAATTATTTACCAAGAATTTGGAAATGCAAAAGACGTTAAAGTTCACCAAGGTCAACATGTAAAAGCTGGCGATGTTTTAGGTAAACTGGGACATTCAGGACTTGGAACTGGACCTCATTTACACGTTGGTTTAACTAAAGGAGGTTCGGTCTGGAATCGAAGTGGATATAGCACTGCAGGATGGTTAGATATCACTAACCAACACGGTAAAGATAAGGGATCAGACGCTGGAAGTGATACCAATAACTCACTCCAAAATACTATCAAGAAGCAAGTTGGTGGTGGTTTCTGGAAGTTCATTAGTAAAATTGCCAGCATGTTTGGCGACGATGGTGGAAGTGGCAATTCCCCTTCTGGGCATATGAGTATGAGCAATTTTACTAGTATTGCTAATCAAGCTGCTAGCATTGCCGGGGTTAAACTATCGGCTAATGATATTAAGAGACTGTATTGGCAAGCACATGTTGAATCTGGCGTTAATCCTGCTACTGGTGGTGGTTATGATGACCATGATGGAACAGGATTGCCTGTTGGATTATTCCAGTATAAAAAAGGTACATGGGACGCGTGGGCTAAAGCTGGTCATAAGAATATTCATTCAGCACTTGATCAAATTATAGCTGTTATCCGTGATAGTAATTGGCGAAGTGATTTAGCACCATATGGGGTTACTCGTGGTTGGGGACCGACTGGTCATAAACGATTTGAGAACGGTGGCATTATCAACACTAACCAGTTAATTGAAGTTGCTGAACATAACAAACCTGAAATGGTACTGCCATTGACTAACAAATCTCGGGCTAACCAATTGATCACGCGGGCTAATCAAATTATAAATGGTAGCAATGATAGCCAAGTTGCATCTATTGATAGTGATAGCAATAAAAAACTTGATAAACTAATCAGCTTAATGTCTGCCATCTTAGGCAACATGGGTAATGTACAAGCCGTAATTGCTAAATCTGACGTGGTTAATGCCGTTAAATCAGATAATAAGACAGCTTCGCAGTATTCACAAATGATGGGGTACTAATCAAAGGGTTGTCCTTAATTGGACACCCTTTTTACATAACTAAACTTAAAAGGAGGTTAAATCGTGACCTTACAACGAGATGATTTTGAATATGCTGGATTAAATAGCCGGGACGATTTACAGGTTGAGATGGGCAACGTGGTATTACCTAGCACACCGGCCATGGCTGAAGAAGTTACTGACATACCGGCCATGTATGGTAATCAATTTAATGGCACGGACTTTACTAGCCGAACGATTAGTATACCGGTGTCCATTTACTGTGCTGATAATCAAGATGCCTTTAATCAGAAAATGCACAATTTAAGCGGGTTATTATTAAGTGATGACCCTAGTGATAATGGCAAAGAATATCCACTAGTATTTGGCTTTGAACCTAAAGTGACGTATTGGGGACATATTACCGCAATTAGTGATCCAGCCCCAATTAATCCTGGTATGTATGACATGACACTTACGATTACCTTTGTGCAGTCTGATCCACGGGCAACGCTCCCACAAGTTGAGAAGCCTTTAAATAATGGCTTAAATACAATTACCGTTGGTGGCACTGCACGAACAGCTCCAATTGTTCAAGTTGTGCCTAAACGGCCGTTAAAATACATCGGTTTCAGTCTTAATGGCGGTCAGTTTGGTTTAGGACCAGAAACTCCTGACGACCAAGCCAATGCTATTCAACCCGATATTAGTGTGGTTAATGACCCTATTGCTAGTATGGCAATGTGGACTAATGATCCTAATGCCATTATTGGCATTAAGACCGATGGTAATTATAAGTATCAAGGTAGCGCTCAGATTGATCAAAATACAACAGTCATGAGATTAGCATTTGCGAATGGTTCAAAAGACTTTGGACCGATACCGAACGATCCGCCTGATGCTTGGCTAGGCCCAACTTATCGGTATACTGGGATGACTCAGTCTTTAACCAACTATCGTGTTCATGTTGGGTTACATCACATACGACACCAAGGTACTCATAACGGACGAGCAATGGGGAAAGTACAATTTTCATTACTCGATGCCAGTGGTAATACAATTGGTCGGTTTGTCATTGGTGACCACATGAAAGGTGGTAAGACCTATGCCACACTGCAGCTATGCAAGCCAGGAAGTAATTTTAGAGATGGCAAATATAAAACACTTTACTGGGGATATGGGCCTAGCGGTGCATTTTACAATAAAAGAGACCAAAAAGTTAATATTAAAACTGGGACAACCACTAAAACAGTAACTAAAAAAAGTAGGTCTAAGCATGGCAAGGTGACGAAAAAGTCAATCAAAGAGACCGTGAATAAATATGTGACAGTCGTTAACAAAAATGAAGGCAACGCCTTAACCAATGCTTGGGTATTTATGGACTTGACGAAAGCTGGCAATGTTTATACGTGGGAATTGCATCAGCATAGTCCTTATACTGGCCAGCCTTATCACGATAGAAACCAGCGTTTAATTGCAAGTGGCCGCTTTGTAGATACTAACAATGAATTCGAGTCAGCCTTAGGTGGATTTGGTCAAACATTCCTAAAACACCCAATCACGGAAGACAAGGACAAAGTACCATACGTAGTTCCTTATATGGCACTCACCGATTTACAAGTCTGGCAACACAACCAGCCACAACCAAATGAACCTACTTATATTGCTAATGCAGGGGAAGAGATTGTCATGGACTGCGAGGCTGATACCGTAACCGTCAATGGGCACTTGGTATCGCCGGTTTGGTCAACCGATTATCCGCAATTAAAACCGGGTGTTAATGGGCTAACTATGGTTGGTGATCTAGATGACGCTCAAATGACGCTTAAATACCTGCCAAAACTATTATAGCAACACAAGGAGGTTAGCCGATGGCTTTAACCAATCAATATTTAATTCTAAATCCAAGTTTGAAACGGATTGGCACTCTAACTGTTGACGGTGCTACTAAATTTTCAAACGACAGTATCAAAATTCAACTTGCCGATGCAGATACAACTAGTACCTCATACGATGATGACGTCAGTGTAGGAACTAAGGACAACTATAACGGCACGATTAATCTAAATGCTCAGTCTAAAAAGTTTGACCACCAAGGATCGTTAGATGTGCTTCAAGGCCAACCCGATTCAGACAAAGTTGTCGCTGGCAATAATCTTGCTTATTATGATGCCTTGTCGGGGCACTGGTATGTGATGCACATTTACAGTGTTGAGGAAAATAATACAGCCGCTACTAAGCATGTTACGACCGCTAACTTTACTAATTTGTGCCTATTTACGTTGGCTCATCATTATCCAGTTGCGATGGCCGGTTCAGATATAGCTATCAAGGACGCTTTTACGAGTGCATTCAGTGATACCGGCTGGACACTAAAATTTAACACAATCAATGCAACGGTTCCGCCTATCTCGATTGATGGCAAAACTAAAGCATCAACGCTATTACAATCATTGTTGCAAGCCTATAACGTAGAAATTGATTGCTACGTTGAAATTGACTCACAAGGTAATGTTCAATCGAAGACTTGTGAAATTGTCGACCAGTTGAATGCCGACAAGGTTTATAACGAAGCAATCTTCGGTAAAAATATCACTAGCATTAAACGAACAACCGTTTCAACACCGATTACCAAGCTGATTGCTTATGGGGCTAATGGTAATACCATAACTGCTGCCAATGATGGAAAAGCTTATATCGTTGATGATGAAGCTAATCAGAAATATAACCCGGACTGGCAAGCCGGGTTGTACTATGAAGGTGTTATCACTGCTAATCTCATTGAACATGCGGCTGGTTTAAAGGCGTGGGCTGAACAGATGCTACAGCTTTTTAATCACCCGAGAACATATTATGAAGTTAATGTGGCACCAACTTTTAACCCGCCATTAGGTGCTACCATTCGCTTTAAGGATGACAAAATCACGCCAGCCCTTGATGCCAGTGGTCGGGTAATTCAGCGGACGACATCTTTTGCCAATCCTTATTGTAATACCGTTGGATTTGGTGAATACGTCACAGTGCCAGCTGCCACGCCAGCTTGGTTGCAAGGCTATCAAAGCGCCATTAGTAGTGCCATTGAGAAAGCAAGGGAGAACGCCAGCTCGGTTAAACCAGTCGCTTTGACTCCCGACGGAAACAACTTCACTGATCCTACCCAGACTAAGCGGTTAATCTTACAGGCTTGGGAAGGTAGCACTAATATTTCAGCCTATATTGATAATAAGGGATTTATTTGGCGACGATATAACCAAAATGGAACTGTTGATACCAGCTATGAAAATACGGGATATTTAATACAAGCACCATATAGTGCTGTTGGTACTTTGCGTGGCACAATTGAAACGGATTATATTCAATCAGACCCTGAGGTGACACTGGATACCACTAGCATTAAGCATTGGGGTGACTTTCAACGGTCAGATGATGTAGTAGGGTCAGATAGTGTCGTTCAATATATGTGTCCGTTAAGTAACGGCCAATATTTAACTAGTCGTGCGATTAATACTTATTCAACCAAAGACACGATGTATGTTTTGCATGACAGCGACTTTAAGCCAATTAGTAAGATGATTATGCAATATGGTGGTCATGGAGCTAGTTTTGATATTGAGGAAGTCAATGGGGTGACCTATATATGGGCAGCAAATTACACTGACAACACACATAGTGTATCAACCGTCACACGTTTTCCCTATGCCGCTGGAATAACCATGCAAGCCAATGATAGTCGAATTGAACGTTATTATTCCATGAACAGATATATGCGCTTAAGCATGGATTTTAAACATGGTTATGTGCTAGTTGGTAACAATAGCGGTGCTATGTATATCATGACACTAGATGATTTAAAGAATGGCAGTTATAACATAAAATACTCCTTTAACATTTTCAATTATGGCTATGAGGATAGTCAAACGTACCAATCACAAACGCTTGATTTTCCGTATGTTTACTGGGATTCCGGTGGCTCTGACTTACACGATAATCGCATGTTGTATGGCGTTAATGTTGTGCATGGTGGTCAAGAGTTCGCCCTTAACTTAATGCTTGATATGGACTTTAAGACTGCAGATGACGTGATGGAACCTGAAACGGTAAAAGCAATTTATGATTCAGCAGGCAATTCAACTTTGCTGTTAACGTTCAACTGTTGGGTCAATGATAGTCCAATTGAACGGGTCTATTCAATACCAGTCAAAACTAGGGCAGCTGCTGACACCCTAAATAGAAGGGAGGTGAATTAAATGGCAGAATCTAACGCAACTCAGGTCATTCTAACCGATGACGGCCTTAAAATTATCAAGGCACAAGATACCGCTAATGAAGCAGTGGGTAACGTAAATGACATTAATAGTGATAACAAACTTACGCCCTCTGAAAAATTAAAATTAAAACAAGAATATGATAAAGATGTTGAGCTTTATAACATTGATATCGAACAATTAAAATCCGTCGATTTACCTACAGCAGAATTAGAAACTGCTATGAGTAATTTGACGGATTTTGTAACTCCACTGTTTAAGGAAATGAATATAACTTCAACTGTAGACAGAGATACTTTAGATAGTGTGTTTACAGCTTTTGCTACGGCAGATAAGAATGCCTCTCAAGCCTTTGTTAATATGGTTCAACAAGTAGCAGATGGTGCTAAAAAAGCTGGAGATGATGCAAAGGAAGCCGGCGAGAAAGCGCAAGAAGCCGGTGAAGCAGCAAAGCAAGCTGCTAGTCAAGCTCAAACGGATGCCACTCAAGCAAAATCAGACGCTGCAACTGCTCAACAGAAAGCACAATCTAGTATTGACCAACTAAACGCTCACTTACCAGATATTGATGCAGCATTAAGCACCGCTAACCTAGTTAAGCAAGATGTTACTAAGCTAAGTAATACTACAGAACAATACCAAAATGAATATACTACAGGAATTAAGAATGTGATTAAGACAATCGATGATATTTCAATCGGTGGAACTAACTTAATAAAAAATAGTAGTAGTGATGTGGTCATTGACGATACAGTCAAAAATAGCGGATATTTATATAGTGTAATTTATTCAGGCCTAGAAGTTGGACAACAATACACGTTTAGTTCAGAGGTTACGGTCAACGTAGGTAAAGCTGACAAGATTTGTGTTAATACTTTCAATCCAAATAACGGTTTAACAACATTAGCTAGTGACCGACCTATAGTCAATGGAAGAATAGAATACACTTTCACAGCTGTTAAAGATTACCCTGTATTGTTAGTTTACGCTGGCACGATGGGGGGAACTAAAGGTAATAAAGTCACTTTTCATCATTATCAACTTGAAAAGGGCAATAAAACCACCGATTGGTCGCCAGCTCCAGAAGATTTAGCTACCGCAACAGAATTTGATCAACTAAGCGATGCTTTAAGGCTAACTGCCAAACAGACAGATATGGATAAAGCGCTAAATAGCATTGCTACATTTACTGAAACGGCAAATGAGCTACAAACTCAAGTAAATAGTAAGGCTGGTCAAAGTCAAGTTACGCAACTAGCTGACCAATATCAAGCGGTAGTAGGTAGTATGGCTGGTAGTAGCTTAGTTCCTAATTCTGGATATCCTATCAATACAAACCATTGGGTTGCTGGTGGTGCTAAGAATATTTTTAGTATTACAACACATGCTTTTTACCATAATGCAAAAGATAATATTTTTATGTTGCGTAACCAAGGAGGAAAACCAGCTCCAGAATCAGCTTCAGAATGTTTTATATCTTCGGAAAGATTCCCAGTGAAGCCTAACACTCAATATATTATATCTTTTAAAGGGTTTGCTTCAAGCAATGTTCCAAGCATGGATGTTTGGTTTTTTGGTAGAAAATACAGCTCAACTTCTCCAACAGGTTATGATAAAACTATATTAATTGAGGGCAAGAAGGTATTATCGTCATCACAAGTAGATACAATACAAGCTGTATTTAATACTGGTGATTGTGAAGAAGGATATCTTAGAATTGATAATAATGGATCTACGGATGGGAAGGATAGTAGTTTATACTTCACTGAAATACAAGTCAACGTCGGAACAATTGCAATGCCATGGTCTGCTCCAACCTTGTCATAATCAGATATCACGGCTTCTATTGATAATATCCATTTAGGTATTAAGAACGCGGACGGTTCCACATCTACTTTCAATATGAATGGTAATACTATCTTGATGGATACTGCTCAAACTATCATTAATGGTAAG